GGTCTTTGAAAACGTGAATAGGTAGAAAGGAAAAAAATAAAACTAAGGAGGAATCACAATGGAAAACGAGAACGAGTACGGAACGGTAGAGCTGAACGGGAAGAAATATATGTACTTGGTGAACGATGAATACGTAGAGTATCTCGGAGATAAGGATGGAAATGTTTACAAAGGTAGTTATGAAAGCGGGAAGTTGGAATCAGTAACGCTTGTAGCATCGCCAAAATCAAACGTAGAGAAAGCCATTTTATCACACCTCTGGGTTACTGAGTTGCCAATGGAATTTTTAGAAGGCTTGCCGATAAAGTACGTTGAATCCCTTGGGATTGGCTGGGGCGATTGCTACCCCGTATGTTACGACGAAGATTTAACAGTTGATGATGTTTTAGATTCAAATAGTTGGTTGCTGTGGGAAAAAGCGAGCGGTGAAGACCTTGTGATCGACGATTCATACGAATACGCAAGATCAAAAACCAAAGAAGAAATAAAAGCAGAGCACATCGGCGAGTTCACCCAAGGCGAAGAAGACAGTGAGGAAGAAGATGATGAATAACACACTCATAACCGCTACGGATTACGCAAAACAGCACGGGATACCACGTCCCGTGCTTCTTGAGACACTCAAATATTTAGACCTCCAGCCCGTGCAGACGATCGGAAACGCTAAGATGTACCCGGTCACTCTGTTCGACCGGATGATCGAGGCGATAAAAACGATACCACTTGACAAAAAAACATAATTGTGGTATTATCGATATAATAGCCGCAGGTATGATAATACCGCGGATGAAATATGAAGAAGGGCCTCCGGGCCCTTTTTTTGTTGCGGAAATTCCGGGGAGGGGAGGTGCGCGGGGAGAAAAAAAGTGGGTGAGAAAATGAGTGAACCCTGGGAAAGAGTGGAAGGTGAAACGCCTAAGGCTTATGCCGCGTTCTGTGTATATAGGGACTTGGGCAAAATTAGGTCATTACAAAAAGCGGGGCAAAAGCAGGGCAAAAGCAGGGCAAAAAAAGCGATATGTCAATGGAGCGCAAAGTACAACTGGGTTGCACGCGCTAATGCCTATGACGATTACATAGAGAAAAAAAAGCGGGAACAGAATGAACAGGAAATCCTTCAAATGAATGAAACTCATGCGAAAGTAGCGATGCTCATGATTATGAAGGTTCTTGCGAAGGTGAAGAGCGTTGATCCGGAAACACTAACACCTATGGATGCCGCGAAATGGATAGATGTTGCTTCGAAGCTCGAACGGGTAAGTCGCGGCGAACCATCTGACAAGATCGATATGGATGCTAAGATAAAACGTTTCATTGTGAAAGTGCCGGAAGAACTCGAGGGCGAATAATGAATATCTATGAGGTTGACCTCACTAACATACTTCTATACACCAATGCTGCATACATACCCTATTACAAAAACAAGAGCAGGTATATGGTGCTATACGGAGGTGCGGGGTCTGGAAAATCCGTGTTTGCCGGGCAGAAAATGCTATATCGATTGATTAGTGAAATGCCTCTCAAACCTCATCGGTTTCTTGTAGTTAGAAAAGTGGCTAAAACGCTAAGAAACAGCGCGTACTCGCTGTTCAAAGAAATAGAATTGAATTGGGACTTGGATGGATTATTGGATTACAACAAAACCGATATGTCTATTACTTGTGAAAACGGCAATCAAATACTATTTGCGGGTCTTGATGATGTTGAGAAGCTGAAATCCATAACCGGAATATCAAGTGTATGGGTAGAAGAAGCGACAGAGCTCAATCCTCAAGACTTCACGCAGCTCGATCTTCGTTTGCGTGGGAAGACACAGTATTACAAACAAATCATTCTCTCCTTCAACCCGGTATCTGCGTATAGCTGGCTCAAGAAGCGGTTCTTCGATACTAAAGTTGAGAACGCGGCCATCCTTAAAACCACGTACAAAGACAACCGGTTCATAGATGAGGCTTACGCGCAAGTAGTTGAAGGGCTCAAAGAGCAAGACCCCACGTACTACCAGATATATGCTCTCGGAGAATGGGGATCCCCCAAAGGGCTCATCTACAACAACTGGCGGCTGACTGGCGAGATGCCAACATCCGGAGCGGCAAGCTACGGTCTCGACTTCGGATTCAACAACCCGACGGCGCTGGTAGAGGTACGAGAATACGACGGCGAGGTATACCTGAGAGAGCGAATCTACCAAACGCACCTTACCAACTCCGAGTTGATAGATAAGATGAAGCAGATGCGCATATCCGGTCGCATATACTGCGATAGTGCCGAACCGAATCGGATACAGGAGCTGAGAGCGGCGGGGTTTGTTGCGATGCCGGCACACAAAGACGTAACGAAAGGCATCGACCATGTGAAGAGCCTGAAGCTTAGGGTATATTCCGAAAGTGCAAACCTTATCAAAGAATTGCAATCATACAAATGGCGAGAAGACAAAGACGGGCGCATTTTGGATGAACCTGTGAAGTATCAGGATCACCTCTGCGATGCGATGCGGTATGCGTTGTATACAGGTACAAAATCCGAATACGTAGCGTGGTGACATAATGACAGAAAAGCAAAAGGTAGATACACAACAATATATCAGCCTCCTGGATCGCTTCTGGGAGATACTCGGCGTGATACTGAACGAAGATGACCTCGAGAACGAAGACAAAGAAAAGATGCTCACGCGTGACGAGACGATTAAAGCAGGGCTCAAGTACACGACAAACATGATCTACTCATCGATCGGGAGATACACGCATCCGGATGAGCGGATAGACGAGACAATCAACCAAGCGATAGACTTCTCGAACACCTCTATCGGCAACGTGCTCCAGCGAATGATCTACGAGGCACAAGGCTACGGTTACGCGGTTGGGGAGATCATCTACACGATCGCAGATGGCATCGTCAAGGTATCGGATATTACGCGTTTAGCGCCGATACAGTGCGCGTTCAAGGTGCAATCGGACGAATCGCTCGCCGTTGAATATACGACCATCAAATATGGGAAGATCATACTCCCGCCGGAGAAGTGTCTCGTCTTACGCAATGGTGAAGGCATCTACGGTGAGAGCGTGCTGCGCCCCGTGTTCTCGAGCTGGCAATTCAAAACAGCTCTCAAGAAGTGGTGGGCGGTGGCAATGGAGAAGTTTGCGATCCCCACGGTAGTAGCAGAAAGCGCTGACCCGAACGCGGCGCGCGCGATCTTTGCCTCGTGGTTCTCGAAGGCCGGCGTATCCGTCCCGATCGGGGATAAGATAACCACGCTGCAACCGGGGAGCGATATGGCGAGGAGTTTTCAAGATTCTATTGAGTACCTCAACACGCTCATCTTCCGAGGCTTGCAGGTGCCGCAACTGATATCATCCGCATCGGACACTGGCGCCTACGCGATGAGTAAAACGCATATGCAGTTATTCCAGGATACGATGCGCGCGCAGGCGAACAACTATGCTAACCAAATCCTCGACCAACTGGTAACGCGGCTCATCGAGTATAACTTCGGGCCGCAAGAGGAGTACGGCGAGTTCGCGGTGAATGTGCAACCGAGCGTAGAAGACAAGGCGGCGATGGCTGGATATATAACCGCGTTGATAAACGGCGGCGTGGTTGATCCCACGGAACCGTGGATTCGCGACATGCTATCTATCCCGGAATACGAAGGGGCGGTGATACCGGATGCCGACGGCGATAATGACAAAGACGGCGCTCATTTACGCGGAGAACCGAATAACACACTACCTGATGAGCCCGTGGAAACGGCTTCGGCAGGCGGTAACTGATAATCGATCCATAACCTACGACATCATTCCTGATTTTCAAAACGCGATTATGAGCGGTGTGATGACGGCGTTCCTGTACGGTCGTATCAGCGGATTTGGCGATATTGTCAAGCAGGCGCGGGGCAAGTTCACGCGCGCGCCTAACCGGCGATTTGCGACACCTGATTGGAGCCAGACAGTGGCCGTGCTCAAGATCATTTTGCAGAACGACGCCAAACTCATTAAGGGATTGCTCGGAATCATCGGGACGAAACTCATTAAGAATGAAGCGGAAGCGTTTGACGAATACTTCCGGCCGAGCGAGAAGGCGATGGCGTTTATGAGCCAGTACACGGTAAAGCTTGCCGGGATAGAGGCGCAGGATACGCTGAAATACGTGTCGGGGCTTATCAAGGATACGGTAGAGCAAGGGATGAGCGAATCACAGGCGACGGCGTACATCAGTAATAAGATCACAGATTTCGCGCGAGCCCGTGCGAAGGCGATCGCAATTACCGAGGCCACACGTGCGTACAACGTCGGCACACTCGAAGAGTGCCAAAGCAGCACGATACTCGAGGGATATCGTTTCAACGCGGTACTCGATATGCTTACCACGGATATCTGCCGGGAA